AGGAACATTTACAATTACGTTTCCTGCTGCTGAAGCAACTGCTGCAATTCTAAGAATCGCATAGGAGATAAAACATGGCCTCTATCCAAGGATGGGGCCGAGAAACTTGGAACAGTGGTGCGTGGAATCAACAGGCACCTGTTTCTGTTACAGGTAATGGCCTCACGTCATCTCTGGGAACTGAGACAGTTGCGACTGATCAGAACATATCTGTAACTGGTATTGGTTTAACATCAACTGCTGGAACTTTAACTGCTGTTGGTATTGCTGAAGTAAATCCTTCGGGAAATTCCCTTACATTTAGTATTGGAACTGAAACAGTAGCAACAGATCAGAACATATCTGTAACTGGTAATGCTCTTACTTCTTCTATTGGAGATGAGTCACAATCAGTGACATCCACAACTGGTTGGAACCGTGACACAGATGTAAACACAGGTGGTTCTATTGGATGGAATGAACAACAATGGGGCGCTGTGGGTGGTTCATTTGCTCTTACAGGTCAAGCACTTAGTGCTTCTTTAGGTACAGAAACACTTGCAACTGATCAAAATATATCTGTAACTGGAGTTGCAACAACTTCATCAATAGGAACTTTCTCAATATCAGGAGATTCACAAGTAACTGTTGTTGCTGCAAGTGAACCTCAACTTGATATTTCTTTAGGTACAGCAGAGGCAGATCCAGAATTTGTTGTATTCCCGTCAGGTAATGCAATGACCTCGGCAGTAGGAACTGTTGGCACATCAGTATTTGTTACTGGTGTCAATATGACCTCTTCTTTGGGTGATGAGACCCAAGAAACAAGTTATGAAGCGCCTAGTGTATCAGCTACAATATCTTCAGGAGTATTGAATATTCGTACAGATGTTAGCTTTACACCGACTGGAGTTTCTGTTACAAGTAGTACAGGTAATCTACAAGGAACTTTCTGGTCCGTTGTCGATGATTCTAACTCAGCCATAAGTTGGACGGAAGTCCATAAAGCTGCATAAAAGTTTTGACAAACTTTGAAAAAATTACTAAAACTTTATTAGGAGATTAAATGAGTTCAACTTATTCAACTGGCTTACGAATAGAGCTACAAACATCAGGAGAAAATTCAGGTACTTGGGGTACTATTACGAATAACAATTTCTCTCAAGTTTTTGAGTTCGCTATTGCTGGTGTTTATTCTAAAGCAATTACTACAGGGACTTCAACAACGCTAACAAACGGCGATGGTCCACAATCTCAAGCAAACAACGAAGCTAGACAAAATCAATTAATTTTTACAGGAACAGTTTCTACTACTCATACAATTCAATTCCCTGCTACTCAAAAAACAATGGGGATCTACAATAACATTAGTGGTGGCGCAGATATATCTGCAAGACTAGGTGCTTCAGGAAACACTGTTACAGTAACTAATGGTAAGTATAGATTATTAGCTACTGACGGAACTAACTGGTATGATATTTTTTCATTAGCTGGTTTAGGTGAAGCTTGGCAAATTAAAACTGGTAACTATACAGCATCTGATGGCGACAATCTTTTTGTTGATACATCTGGTGGCGCAGTAACAATAACCCTACCTTCTTCTCCTTCAATTGGTAATCAAGTAAAAATCATTGACGCAGAAGGAACTTTTGGTACAAACAATTGTACAGTAGGTCGTAACTCTCAAAAGATACAAGGAGCTACTTCTGATTTAACAATAAGCACTAACAGTGCGGGCATTGCTCTCGTTTATGTAAACGCAGACAATGGATGGAGGTTGAAATATAACGACTAATGGCTAACTTACAAGATATAGTAAACAGAAGTGAAGTAGGGGCTATTAAGCCTTGGACTAAAGCTACGGCTCCAGCAGGTTACTTATTATGTGATGGCTCTGCCGTATCAAGATCAACATATGCAGAATTATTTGGTATTGTTTCTACAACTTATGGATCTGGTGATGGCTCAACAACCTTTAACGTTCCTCAGTTACAAGGTAAAATGCCACAAGGTTATGATGGTAATACATATAATTTAGCAGGCACAGGTGGTGCAAATACCGTTACAGTTTCTTTAACAAATAACCAGGCTGTTACTGTAACAGGAAATATTTCTAATACATCTTTAACAACTGCTCAACTAGCTTCACATGGTCATACTACAACTGCTAATGCATTTAGTAACCAAACAGGTAATACAGGGCACCAAGCTCAAAACGCAGCTCCTTATTCACCAAATGGAAACCAAAACAACCCATCAGGTAGTGTTGGTAACGCAGGATCTGGAACAGGCCACAACCATTCACATACTTTATCAGGTACGCTAACAGGCACAGTTACGGGATCAGGAACAAATTCATTTTCACCTTTTGTGGTGGTAAACTATATTATAAAACATTAGGAGATATTAATGGCAACACAGATAGTAATAGCAAACGGAGAATCCATAAATATAGATAATGGATCATATATAATTGAATGGGTAGATAAGGGCAATGCTATGCCTGCTTTACCAAGTACAATTCATTTTGTTATTTGGAATAATCTTGTAGGTCAAAACGAAATTCAAAATAAAGATGCAAACGGAAACATGACAGGCAATACTGATTTAAATGCAACAAGCGATGCTGTTGGATCGTCAACAGTAGCTGCTTTACTTACTTGGGCGGAAACAAGAAAAGGTCAAATAGAAACAGCTAAAACAACGCATGATACAGAACGAGAAGCAGCACTTTTAGCTTGGACTAGCGCTGCTGACGAAAACACGCATGATAATTTTGTTTGGAACAAAACTTGGATTACGTACGACTCTAATTATTCGTAAAAAATTCCTCTTATTTGTAAAGTTTTTCTTTTTATAGGTCCTGTTACAGGGCATACTTTATGTGGAACTTTATTTTTTATAGCTAAAAGAGTATTTGAATGAGGATAACATGCTAGAGGAAGACCTCTTCCTGTATTGATTAAAGTCTCTCCACCCCAATTATCATCCCAATTATCGTGAATATAAAAAGAATAATTTAAAGTGTATATACCATCATCATGCCAATTAATTCCTGAAAATTTATTATATTCATAGTAATTAATACTGATCTTTGAATTTTTTTGATAAGGAATAAAAGGACAATCAATCAACACTTGTGACAATTGTTTAAAAATATTTTCTTTAGTTTCTATTTTTCCTTTTTCAATGTTAGCAATAATTTGAGAAGTCTTTACTTCCTTCATGGTTGTATTCTGTTTACTATCTTTAAAAAGATTTTCTGACCAATGAGAATAGGAATTATATTTATCGTCTATTTTGTAATCGTAATTTTTTATTTTTTCAAATAAATCTTTTGGTAAAAATTCGTTAATAAGAAGAGCGCAATCATCTATATTTGCTTTTATGTACATTTATTTGTAAGATTTTTTTTTCCAAAACATAGATTTATATTTATCTACCCATTTACTACTTAAAATATCCACTGTCTTTTGATGTAGTTTTTCCATATAAAAACCAGACCACATTTTCCAAGATTCTCTTTTAAAAGGAATTACTTGAACCATAGGCTCTCCTTTTTTTAATATAAATTGTTCATCTCTTTTATGTAAAATAAAAGGAAAATTAATTGTATTTATATAATTATCGGTATCTACAATACCTGCAATTATTTCAAAACGAGGTTCTAATCTATTCATTGGTTTAACAAATAAACAACTGTATCCTGGAGGAGTTTTAATTAACCACTTGTTATGAAACTTCCCTGCATTTGCTCCTGTTGTTTTATGCCATTCTTTTGGTAACTGACCTTGATTGTGAAATCCAAAATCACTAGCTTCTCTGTTAGCTGGAACAACATCAAAATCATTTTCTGTTGGAGTAACAACATAATCTTGATCAAAAGGTATAATATAACCCATTGTTAAAGAATCTAAAAAAGGCATACAGGTTTTTACTGTTGGTTCTAATAAATCATTATTTTTAAACCTAGCTAATTTTTTATACTCATCTGGAATAAACCTAGAAGATGGTTTTGGGTGTGGCCATACTTTTACTAAATTCTCATTGATACAACAAAAAGTTATTTTTTTTTCAAACATTTTCTACTATATCCTCTTTTAAAAAATTAAATGACATAGACCGTCTAATATCTTCTTTATTTTTTGTTTTAAATGGCATTACACAATGTTGATGTAGTGCTTCAAAAATATAAAAGTCTCCTACTTTAGGTTCCACCCAAAGAGTGTGCGTGCCACAAACACTAATAAAACCTAACTGTCCATCTCTAAATTTATGAAGTTGTCCTTTAGAACCTCCTTCATTTATAAATTCAGGAACTTTTAAAAATAACACAGTAGACCATCCTGTCCCATTGTGATGCGTATGAGGTGGATTATACTCATCCGATACCATATCATTGATCCAACAACTTAAAATATCAAACTTTCTTTTTAAATGTTGTTCGGGAGGATCTCTTAAAGCCTCTCCTGTTTTGTATAAAGTCTCTATATAATCATCCATACAATCGCCAATATTTTTAAATATTTTTGTTTGTGGTAATATGTGAGTAATTTCAAGTTCTGATTCTAATTTTCCCACTAGCCGTGCTGAATTTGAAATAAACTCTTCTTTATGTTTTTCATATGTTTTATTTAAATCTTCTATTTCATCTAATGGTAAACTATATTTACATATTAATTTGCCCATTATCTGTGTTTTTCTATTCATCATTTCTGAAACCTCACCCAAAATTGAATACTAAATCTCTGTTCTAAAAAAGGCACATCCTTTTTATCTTCTGTATATACTGGATTTATAGCGTGTGGAATATAAGAAGGAAACACTACAAAAAAATTGTTTTTATTTTTCACTTCAATAATCTCCTTGTCATAAAATAATAAATCACCACCTTTCAAAGTTTTCCCTCTATTTAAAATTAAATTAAATGTAAACAAAGTAGACATAGAGCTGTCCTTGTGCCAGTTATAATATCCTCCATTATTATAAGAAATAACATGAATATTCCATTCAAGATTTCTTTTTAAAAAATCATATATTGGAGCACCATTGTCTTTAATAAAATATTCAAAACCTTGATGCATTAACCATTTATGAAGACTTTCTATAAAAGAATTATTGTCTTGTCTTGTCTTATTAAGAAGCCAAAAATCTAATCCTCCACATTTATCACTAAATAATTCTGTCGTATTATTTTTTTCATTACTCCAACTAGGTGGTTGAAAAGCTTGCCTGTTATTTAATAAATCAGAATAAATTTCATCTACTTTTTGAGTAGGTAAAAAATTGTCACAGGCTATAATATTTTCCGATAGGTTAAAATATTTCATTCTTTTTTCTGCTCCTTTCATAACATAAATTCTCTGTCAAGAAAACAATTTTAAAAGATTGCTTGATATATTCTGTACACATGTTTAAATTAGATCTCACCCAAAAATTATAAATCAAGGAGATATTATGGAAAATCAAGAAGTATTGAAGGCTATAGCTACCCTTGCTGATAAGGTGA